AGCTGCATTGATTGCGATTATCACAACGGATGCAGGAAAGAAGTGTCAGGATGATTTATTCAAGGAACTGATGGAAAAATATATCGCTGAAGCTGAAGCATACGGCGTTGATAATATACAGGCACAGATGATGTGGTGCGAAGTAGAACATCTTGGTGGTTCAAAACCAGTAAAACGAATTTTTGCGAGAGCGAAAAAGCCATACACACCTGATACAGTGTATGCATCGCTGATCTTAGATCAGAAGGATACAAGCAATGATAATCAGGTGGGGGATAAAAAGTTTGAAAGCAGACATCAGTGTTGCGTGCGGTGGATTAAACAGTATGTTGTGGACAATGTGGATAAATCAGGGGAAGAAGGTACAAAAATGTATTCAAGACAGGCGGTTGTGGATCTGGTAGAAAGCTGGATCGGAAAAAATGAAGCGGATGGATCATATAAATCAATTATTGATATTTACAATAGTTTCACAGGTGCATTCCCGCGCGGGACAAAAATGGCGTATGGATGGGCGTGGTGCGCTTGCACTTGGTCAGCACTTGCCGTCGCGTTGAAATATACGGCAATTATGCCGATTGAAATCAGCTGCTATTATCTGATTGAAAGAGCGAAGCAGATGGGCGTATGGGAAGAAAATGACGCACACGTTCCGAAGCTGGGCGAAGCGGTGCTGTATGATTGGCAGGATAACGGCGTGGGCGATAATATCGGAACACCGGATCATGTTGGAACGGTTACATATGTTAATCAGGCAGCAGGATATTTTGTCGTTACCGAAGGCAATTACAGCGACAGCGTTAAGAAAAGAACCGTATCACTGAATGGAAGATATATTCGAGGATTTATCACACCAAAATATGACAGTGATCAGGCGGAAAGCAAGCCAGTAAATACACCGGGAAAGAGCGTGTCAACCGTAGCGCATGAAGTAATTGCGGGACAGTGGGGGAACGGAGAAGCAAGAAGAAAAGCACTTTCGGCAAGTGGTTATGATCCGGATGCTATTCAGAAAGAAGTAAACAGAATTCTGAATGGATCAGCGGCAACAACTACGAAGCCACAGCCAGCAGATCAGACCATCAGCAAAACCGTCAAGTCAACATGCTATGCGAGAGAGTACGACAAGAAGCTGGCGGGATCCTACGTCACAACAGCTGATCTGTATTGCAGAAACGACGCTGGAAAGAACAAAAAGGCTTTGTGCTGTATTCCGAAAGGAACCACAGTGCATAATTACGGCTATTATAATACATCGAATGGAACGAAATGGTTATACATTACTGTGACGCTTGATGGAGTGGAGTATATCGGATTCAGTTCAATCAGTTACCTGAAAGCAAAATAAGAAGGAGGGAAACAGATGTTTTATGTTGGAAACACTTTCGATGAAAAAGCGAATAAGGGATACAAAACAATCCAGAACGCAAAAAAGGCAGCAGAAAAGGATGGCTTGTCAGTATGGGATGAAGAAGGTGTAAAACTGTATCCGCTGAAAGTTGAGGTGACAGATGACGTTCCAGATGATGCAGCACTGGAAGAAAAAACGGATGGATCTGTGAATGCATATGATGAAACCGGAGAAAAAGTTGGTGAAGTTTCGGCTGAAGAAGTGAAAGAAATAATGGACGAAATCACAGCAGAAGACGTTGAAGCAGCGGCGGCAGCAGCCAGAAGCGAAGAAGAAGTACATGGAACGATCCGCAGAGTGTTTGAAGGAAGACTTCGCCTTCGCAGAAGACCTTCGTTTGAAGACGATGCGATTTGTGGCGTGACGATGTTTGATGAAAAGAAAGTCGAGAAGAAAGCAAAGATCGGTGACAGGGTACTTTATAAGACGACAGACGGATACTGGATTTCGGGAGATCCAGAACACACAGAATTTATTCCGGAGGAATAACGATGGTTCCGGTATCATACATCGTCACAGCAATCGTGTCTGCGGCGTTTGGATCTGTGACAACTATTTTCATGTTATCAATAACAGCGGTAGCGAAGAAAGCGGACGAAGAGGAAGACAAGCTGTTTTGTGAGTACCTAAAAGGTAAGAAAATGGAATAATGAAAAGGCAGCGATCAAAGAACGGTCGCTGCCTTTTGTGCAATATCACGAAAACAGATCAAATACATGACGCTGATCGGAATCTATGCGATGACAATATGTACAAAAAAGAAGAAAATTATTTTTCTGCGATCTGTTTCAACAGGCGGATGATTTCTTCATTCTGACGCATAAGAATGAAATTCTGTTCAACCTGTGCGCGTGACATTTCCAGTGCGAAAGTTTCATTTGAATTTCCACTTAAAAGACTTCCGAAAGAATACATTTTTGAACCTGCAAGACTGGATGCGATTTCTTTAAGGGATGCGACATTCTTTTCTTTGATGTCGTCCGAAGTGTAACTGTCGAAATCAACACCGAATTTTTCCATAGCCGCCTTGTCTTTTGCTTCCTGCTCCGCCTGTTTCTTGGCGATTTTGTCATCTGCTTTTTTACCAAACATAGGAAAAGCCCCCTTCGTTATATAATAATATTTGATCAGTTTTCTGCAATTCTGATCATTAACACAAATATAGGTGAAAAAAGTGCTAATGTCAAGAATGATGCTGAACATTAACACAAGGGATTGAGAATGAAGGATGAAGATATACACCTATAAAGGCAAAAAGAATCTATGCGGTGACAGGATTCGGATTGAACGATTGAAAAAGCGAATGACGCAGATGGAACTGGCTGCGAAAATTCAGCTGCAAGGGATAACACTGGAACGCGACAGTATAAGCAGAATTGAAATAGGGACAAGGTTTGTGACCGATTACGAACTGAAGCTATTTGCAAAGGTTTTGAATGTGACGGTTGATGATCTGCTTGAAGAAGATGACACTATGGAATCATAGTGTTTTTTCTTTGTAAAAAAGTAGCTCAATGAGTAAAAAAAGATTGACAAATAGGCTCAATGGGTATATAATATAATTGTAACAAGGGAACAGCAGGAAAGGAGAAAACAATGGAGAACGAAGAAATGAGCAAAGCCGATTTAATAGCGATGTTGGTATCAATTAGAGAAGTAGCAAGGACAAACGGAGAAATACATACCGTGGAACATATTGACAAGATACTTGAAGAAATAAGAAAATAAAATAGAATAAGGGATCACACAGGGGGCGGATACCTAAACATTCCTGCTAACCGCCCCAAGTGCTTAATTAGATTATAGCAGGAAAAAAATAAAAGACAAGGGGTGCAAAGAAAATGAAAGCTGTAAAAGGATACACAAAGCATGATTATATCATGATATGCAAAGAAGAAGGCGGGGAAGTTTTTAGTTTTGCATCAATAGATGAAGCTGCTGGTTATTTTTCAATGTTCGGGCATGAACTGCCGACTGATGTTGCACTTGATGGAATTTTAAATGATACTAATTGTGACTGGATAGTATTTGACGATGGAAGCGTTATCTTCAAATATTACGGAAGAGGGTATGACGAAAGCGTTATCAATGAAATGATTGAAAAAGAATGCAGAATATAAGGAAGCGAATAGAATGAAAATAGAAGAAGCACGCAAACAGAAAAATATGAGCAGAAGAGAATTGTCAGAGTGGCTAGAAATTCCATATAGAACGCTGACAAACTGGGAAAATGGGGAAAGAAGTTGCCCTGACTATATTGAAAAACTAATTGTCGAAAAAATATTAAGGGATAAATAAGGCTGTATAAATTACAAGGAACCGCAGACGATCATGATCATCGCCTGCGGCTTCTTTTATAGAAGGAGAAAGCGGAGATGGAAAGAACGTTCAAACATTTGACAAAAGCAGACCGGATCAGAATTGAAGCATTGATAAAAGCGGGAGTAAAAATCAAAGAGATCGCGGACATGCTACATGTGCATAGAAGCACGATATACAGAGAGTTAAAAAGAGGACGTTTTACTGCGCTTAATTCAGATCTGACAACGGAAGAAAGATACAGCCCTGATATTGCACATGATAAATATGAAGAAAATCTGAAAAGCAAAGGGGGCAGTCTGAAGATCGGGAATGACATCAGACTGGCGAATTATATTGAAGAAAAGATCATGAAAGAAGATTACAGTCCGGCGGCGGTGCTGGGGGAAATTAAGGCGCAACAAAAAGAAAGTGAATTCAGTGTGATGATCTGTACAACAACACTGTACAGCTATATTGACAAAGGGATCTTTCTGCACCTGACAAATAAAAATCTTCCGGTTAAAAAGAATAAGAAACGTACATATAAAAAAGTTAAGAAAACACAAGCGAGAGCATCAGCAGGTGAAAGCATAGAAAAAAGACCGGAAGAAATTGAAACACGCGAAGAGTTTGGACACTGGGAAATGGACACAGTAAAAGGAAAGCGCGGGAAATCGAAGAACAGTCTTCTGGTATTGACTGAAAGAAAAACACGCGATGAAATTGTGATGAAGTTGCCAGAACATACGGCGGCAGCAGTTGTCAACGCGCTGGACGCGATCGAAAGAAAGTGGGGCGATATGTTCAAACAAGTATTCAAAACGATCACAATGGATAACGGAAGCGAATTTGCAGACTGTGAAGGAATTGAACGTTCAGCACTGGGAGCAGGCAGCAGGACAAAGACATATTATTGTCATCCATACAGCAGCTACGAAAGAGGAAGCAACGAAGTGACAAATAAAATGATAAGAAGACATATTCCGAAAGGAACAAACTTCGATGAAAAAACGGATGAAGAAATATCTGCGATTGAAAGCTGGGTGAATAATTATCCGCGGAAGATCCACGACTATCATTCGGCGGGCGAACTGTTTGAAGAAGAGATCCGGAAAATCAGTTGAAAAAAGTTAAAAAAGTGTCGCATTTAATATTGACATTTTCAATCTAGTTTATAAGCACACAGCCGGATTGT